TTGGAAAGCGAAGGGCCTGAGTTTCCCAATCATCCGAATCCTTTATTTTCCCATAAATTCCAAAGACACGTGGTTTGTCTTTCTTCAACGTGTACCTACGGAACTTATTATACTTATCCGGAGAATGGAGTCGACAACTTATTTCATTCTCAGACTCTTCCCATGAACGATCAAGGTATTCCGCAGAATCCGTGTTAGGATCAGGATCAGGCTGTTTTACTTCTTTTTCTCCTTCTTCTTTGTTTTCTTTGTTTCCATTGCCCTGTTCTTTGATTGAGTTATCATATTGTTCTGACCTCCATTCAGTTAAAAATTTTGTGTTAATGTCAAGAGCTTGATTCTCATCAAGCAATTCATCCACTGAAAAAACACCACGAACCTTTCCGGTAAGATCCTTTTCAAAGTCAAGAAAGTCATCACCAAAAGATGCCTTCATTAAAGCACTCGGATTCGCCGGAATTGTTACCTGGCTGGTCTCAAGCAACTCCACATCAGTATAAACCCTTCTCGGAAGTTTCTTGTTCTTTTCCCAATCCTCAAAGGAAGGGATTCATACTCATGGGCAATAAAACCAACACTAAAAGCCGCAATCCCTTTTTCCGCAAGTTTAAATGCCCAATCAGCTTCAGGGTTACCTTCATTTACAAAATATTTTGCACGGCCCATCAAAGCATGATCCTCAACCCAAACTTTTTCCCACATACCAATCTGATTTCTTAATCCACGATATTCATGTGAGGATAAAAGTACAGCGTGTTTCTTGAATGTACCAAGACGCTTCTTCCAAGCATCAGCCTTGATAACCTCATCATACCTGTCTTTTGTCTCATCAGACATCACAGCATCAACAGTAAACCGATCTTTGTTTACAGCACGAACTGCACCGGTAAAAAATTTTCTTATAGGTTTCATGCTTCCTCCTTCTTTCTAACTGGAATGGTAAAACATCTACAACTGATAACTTCCCCCGGTGGTGCAGCCATGTCACCTGGGTATCTAAGAACCATATCGGATTTAAAGGATTCACCAATTGGTACAATCTTACTATCAAGATCATAATGGGAAGATCGACTACGTTCATCTGAAAAAGAAATCCATTGATGGAACTTAACCCCTTCCTTAACCATGGTTATAACCCTTGATGTAGATAAAATTGTAGCGGATTCTGTTCGGGCTATAATTAAAGAACGACCGCTGATTGAATTATAAACAATTCTCAAACGATCGAGCAACTCAGGTGAGGATTTCTTTTGTCCATCAACTGCTTGGATTACCTTCTTTTTCATGGTCTGTATAATAGAAAATGGAATCTTCCCCAGACGCATAGTAAGATAACCTTGATAATCCTTATCCTCTTCCGGAAATACATACGAGGTAAGACCTAGCTCCTCGGCTATCATCTTAGCTCCTTCCTTCATAGTTATATTATAAATAGGTAAAAAGGAAGTAATCAACCTTTTTTCTTCTTCCTCGAATACCTTATCTAAAATATCCGTTGTGTAAAAAGGTAAACCAAGAATACGTTTTCTTTGATCAAACACAAATTTTCTCATCTTACTTTCAAACAACTTTTCCATAGGATTTTGAACTGATAAATACCTTTTACATAATATTGTTCTATAATCCTGTGAAACCTTTTTATCTTTATCCGCATCCGTATCCACGGTTGAATCTGTATCCGTTGAAGGAAGGGCTGTCACATCCTTTGGTTCATTCTCAAGTAAATTTGTTACAGGAGCATCATTCAACTTTTTCCAAGCAACATCTCCCCAAGGAACATCACCAAAACCTAAATGCAAACGCTTGTTTATTGCATTTATAGGCCACCCCATCTTTTCCAACCGTTCTGCTATTTCAACCTTCTCTCCATAAGCATCCATCAAAGGTCCTACGGTAGCAGTATCAAAGGCTCCCCAAGTTTTATTACTCATTAAACGTGAGAAAAACTTTGACCAAAGAAAGCCTTCAAAATAAGTTAATTTGGGAACAAGGCATTCTTCCCAAAAAACCTTATATGCTGTTTTGACCCCCTCATAAGATTGAATGTATTCATATAAACCCATAACAACAGCATTAACCTTGAAAGCACCAAAAATCTCTTCTCTGGTTAACTGCTTCATTGCTATGTAATCCATATCTTTTTGGCTAATTCTTGCTTCTGTAAATGTAGCTCCACTATCAAGAATAGCTATTCTGTGTGCCTTTTCAGCACCCATATGCCGATCTTCAAATTGTTGCAAGATCCTTTGATAAGCATCATCATCCAAATCTTCAGGAAAGGAAATAAACCCGCCAACCTTTGCTCCTTCCTTAAAAAAGTTGTTGTTATAAACACTGGATAAATAATCCTGTTCTATTGTCACAGTTAAAGCATCAATAGTAGAAAAACCTCTTAAATCATTGTAAGGATTAAAATGTTTAAAATGAAGAACTTCCCATAATGCAAGAGGTATCTTTTCCTTCTTCGGAACACAATAATACCAACCAACAAGGGCACTTCCTTCCTTGTTATAAGCAGGCTCAAACCTGCTAGGATCAAACACCCAAATCTCTTTTGGAATTTCAGTAATATTATCACGCTGAAGTATCCAAAAACATTCACCTCTTAATTCTAAGAAGGTGACTGTAGCTTCAATGAGCATTTCCTGTGTCATAAAAGGATTTGGATTTGAAAATAACTCATACAACGGTCCAGATTCAACAACACTTGGATCATTTTCTTCCCCTTTATAAAGTCTAAAAGGAAGGCGTGCAGCATTTTGTGCAATTAAACTTATAGAAGAATAAATCCACCCAACCTGTGAGTATGGCTGTTTAACAACAGAAGTGTTCCATTTCAAGGCTTCAGACAAAGATTGGAAATACTTCCAATCTGATCTTGATAAAGAAATAGCTGCTTTTTTAATCAATGGAGCTATCTGACCCTTCTTAGCTATTAATCCTATAGCAGAAGAGACAATGGAATCTAACATATGGCCCCTCCTTAAGGTAACCAACGTACCTTGGCATTCATTCTATGCCTAAGATGTGTGTAAAGTGCATACCTTCGTGCCGACATAAGATGGTCCATAAATTCTATAGGCTCATCTATAACACGTTCATTTTTATCCACCTTCCAGCTGTATGTCCTAAGCTCTCGAATTAATTCGGAGCTGGAACCGAGAATGTGGCATTTAAACCGTTTAACAAAATCAATACCATCAAGAACAGATTTATGTGAAGCTTTCGCATTGTATCCGGAGGACTTTATCTCTACAATTTTATCAGGTTCAGCTGAGTCACAATAAATAGGAACTCTTTTGTGCTCCTTTGGAATAAGCAAATCCATTTCTCTGATAAGGTCCTTTACCGTCATTCCACTACCATATATTAATTGTTCTTCCCAAACCTCCAATCCTTTATAAACAATACGTTCGAGTGCCATAGGATCATTATAACCAAAATCCAGTCCATAAATAACTTTTGCTCCTTCAATCGTTTGAGGTATAAAAGGAACAATATCCCAATTCGTATATATTTGATGTTCTAACCTACCCCATTCACCTAAAGCGTAAATACGGTAAAAGTTAAAATCTTTATCAATTAACCCTTCAAGTATTGCTATGTATTCAGGTGTTAAGAACGGATTGTCTTTATATGTAGAAACAGTTTCTTGTACACCACCTTTACCTTGTTTAAATTTGTTTTGTTCTTTTTTGTCAGCTAAAAGTTTAGTCTTGATCCAATGGTATTCATCAATAGGGTTGAAACTAAGAAACATTTGGTTCTTATCACCAGGAAGGACTTTTGCACTTAACCTGGTACGAAGAAGCAAGAATTCAGAGTAGTCAAAATCAGTTGCTTCTTCTATCCAAATATAGTTCCATTCTGTTGATTTAATTTTTTCAATATCATCAATACTACCAAAATGAAGGTAATTGGACCTATAAAACCAATTCATTCCTACCTTCTCTTCGCGAACAAAAGAAGCCATTCCAAAGGATTCTAAAACTTCCTTCATTGTTTGATAAACACTTAAGCGTAAGGAAGGTAAAGACCGTCTGATGATAAGAAATTTTTTGTTCTTCTCTTTAAAAAATTTAGAAAGGATAACCTGAGCAATAGAATAACTTTTACTGGATCTTGCACTCCCCCTGTTTACAATCATCTCAGCTTTGCTTTGTATATTTTCGTAAAAGATTCTTGTACCATAAACATCTACGGTACGTTTCTTTTGCAGGAGAATGGCAGGATCAGACTTGTTTAAAGTCCTTTCTGCCATTCTCTGAATATTTGCAAATGCAAGGC